ATTTATTTAAAACGCTCCGGGTGTTTTTCAGGATAAGTTCCCTAGGATTCCTAACCTCGTACAAATTTTACTACTTTTTTTCATAAAAGTATTCTTCTGTATCCCCTAGTCTGTACTTATTACCTGCCTCTACCTGATAATAGTCGGTAGATACCTTGAAATCGGGCATTGATGGGTTCTCTGGCGTCAGGGAGTTGTCATATACCCGCATTCTGTTGTTAGGGTACAGTGCATATTGCCCGTTCTCTAGCTCTATCAGGTTAAATGACTTGTGTTCTTCCGGGATTTCGGACGTTGAGTAGTCTATTTCGTCTGCCTGTGCGTGATAATTGTCTAGTGTACAGATATATGTGCCGTAAAAGTTGCCCTCATCTCGCGTTCGGACCTCAAAATCCATAGAACCAATGAATTGCTTGTAAATAGACGTGACACCGTAGTCCATGCAGTTCCAGAATTGCAGATTGGGCAGGGACAGGTCAGGTTCTGGCGTTTTAGGCTCTGATACAAAGGCGCTAATCGGCAGTTTATCGTACAGAGCGCCGTAATGGGGCAGATAAGTCTCGAAGTAAAAGGCTCTGCCGGGAATGGACTTCGCTGTTACCCAATGCCCCTCAACAAATTCACCATGTCCCTCTTGATGGTCCATGAGATATTCTTTACGAACATAAACTTTAGCGTTTGGAATATTGGTCAGTAGTGTTGACATTTGTAAATACTGCCTCGTCTGGGTGTACACAGCTTGTTAGTTTAAAAATCATGGGCCATTGCTTCATCATAAATATTGAAATCGAATCGTGTATCATTTCCTCGATTCTAGCTTGGCATTTATCTTCTGTGTCATATGGCCCACGCTGGTCCGTTATAATTATACAGTTGGTTGGGTCAGCTATATGACAAGCTACGATAATTGCCTTAAACACTTAACAAGTCTCCTTACCAGCACATTCAGTTGGGTAGCACTGAATAAGTATTTTGTAATACTTGTTTTCATTTTCGTGATTCCACATCTCTTCGTGAGATAAAAACTCACATTGTTCCTGAGATAGAGTTTCTCTTAGAATGGATTGATTGCCTACAAACTCCCATTCAACACCTGTGTGGCCCCACATACTTATCACAAGAGCAAATTCTTTCATTAGAAGGGTATCCCGTGTTTTTTGATTTTGTTTAAGTCTTTTAGATATTCAAGACCGTGATTGGCACATAAATTTTTGCCGTAAGTTTTAATGAGTGCCGTTTCATCACACTTATCGCAGACTTCCCGCGTTTGCGATGCACTCTTCAAGGTCGATTTGTTCTGTGTCATCATTAGCCTCTCCCCCTTTTTCTTTAGAAGGGTGTTGCGGCTCTGACTTTTCCGGTTCATGATAACTATATACTGTAGGTTTTTTTTCTACAATTAAAGCCAAAGCCGCTCTCCCTACCATGCTTCCAGAGTTGTCTGGTCCGGTAAAATGTACCGTAGTACATATGTACTATATAGTACATACTAGTATTATATATTATATATATCTCTAGTTAAAGTACATAATGTACTATATACTGAAATTTGAAGCGCAACGTCTCCCGGCGCTTCCGGTGGGGTAGAGCATCCTCCCTTTGCTCCCCCACCGTCATTTTTTGGGAGAGGGAGTTTTGATGACAAATATAATACAATTTCCGGGTAACCCATCCATACATGAAGAGCCTGAATTAGACCCAAAAGAAATGCTGGGGGTTCTTCAGGAAGAGGTAACCATGACTGAGGCTATGGTTATTGGCTGGACAGACGAGGGAAATCTGTTTATGGCTACATCTCATGGCAAAGCCCCTGATATGGTATTTTTATTAGAGCTTGCTAAATCAGTTTTGTTGAATAGATGCGTGTCTGATGAATAACTCTGCGTTAGTTATGAGCAAAATATCTCAGTTGCCTGTACAGCAAAGGCAAGAGATTATTGGTCTGCTAGAGGAGTTAGAAGAAGCAAAGGTAAAAGAGTCGTCTAGAACGGACTTCATAACCTTTGTCAAAAGAATGTGGCCTTCGTTTATTGCTGGGCGTCATCACAGCATTATGTCTGATGCGTTTGAGCGTGTGGCAAATGGAGAGCTAAAACGATTAATTATCAATATGCCGCCACGACACACCAAGTCGGAGTTCGCATCATATCTGTTTCCTGCATGGTTTCTTGGAAGATACCCAGAGAAAAAGATTATTCAGACCGCACATACTGCGGAGCTTGCTGTGGGTTTTGGCCGTAAGGTTAGAAACCTAATTAACCAAGAGGATTTTCAAGAGGTGTTTCCCGGAATATCTCTTTCCGCAGACTCAAAGGCCGCTGGCCGTTGGAATACAAACAAAAAAGGAGACTACTTTGCGATTGGTGTCGGCGGTGCAGTTACTGGTAAAGGTGCTGACGTTCTCATTATTGACGACCCACACTCGGAACAGGAGGCGGCATTGGGGGCTTACAACCCAGATGTCTACGACAAAGTATACGAATGGTATACTTCAGGGCCTCGTCAAAGATTGCAACCGGGAGGAGCGATAATAATTGTTATGACTCGTTGGTCAGTGCGTGACTTAACGGGACAAATAATTAAATCAGCCACACAAAGAGAGGGTGCAGATGATTGGGAGGTAATTGAGCTTCCGGCAATTCTTCCGTCAGAAGAACCACTGTGGCCTGAGTTTTGGCCTTTAGACCAGTTGCAGGCGCTAAAAGCAGAACTGCCTGTATCGAAGTGGTCTGCACAGTATCAGCAAGACCCCACAGCAGAAGAGGGGGCGCTTATTAAGCGAGAATGGTGGCAGGAATGGGAGCATGAAAGCCCGCCACCGTGCGAAGCAATTATACAAAGTTGGGACACAGCGTTTTTGAAAACGCAACGAGCGGATTATTCTGCCTGCACCACATGGGGAGTTTTTAATCACCCCAACGAAGATGGCGAAACAGTGCCTAATCTAATTTTGTTAGATGCCTACAAAGAGAAGTTAGAATTTCCAGAGTTAAAACGTGCCGCGTATGACAAATACTGGGAATATGAACCCGACCAAATGGTCGTAGAGAAAAAGGCTTCTGGTGCGCCGTTGATTTTTGAACTTAGAGCTATGGGCATTCCTGTTACAGAGTTTACACCGTCTCGTGGACAGGATAAGATAGCAAGAGTTAATGCCGTCAGTGACCTTTTTGCTTCTGGTGTAATATGGTGTCCGGCCACAAGGTGGGCTGAAGAAGTTATTGAAGAGTGCGCGGCATTTCCTGCGGGAGAAAATGATGACTTGGTTGACTCAACAACGCAAGCATTACTGAGATTCCGTCAGGGTGGTTGGATTAGAAGCTCTATGGATGATTGGGATGACGAACAAAAATACAGAAGACCAGTTGAATATTACTGAAAAACGTACATTACGATATGTTTCGCACAAAGAAGTAAAAAAATATCAAGAAGAGGGCTGGAGGGTAGTCTCAGACTTTGCAGGCTCCCATCACGCTAGGTATTCTGTTATCATGCAGAAGGACGACTAACTCAGGAATTTATTATGGCTGTAGAAAAACAAATGTCTCCTGCTGAATTAGAGATGGCAGGTACGGGTGAAGTTGAAGTTGAAGTTGTAAATCCAGAGGCTGTTGGCATCTCCGTTGAAGGTGAGTCAATGGTTATCGACTTTACTGGCGAAATGGCCGAAGAGATTATGGGGCCAGAGCATGACGGTAATATTGCTGAATTTATTGAAGACGGTGACTTGCAATCACTTGCATCTGAAATCGTTGATGATTTTGTAGCGGATAGGCAGTCTCGTAAAGAGTGGGCGCGGTCTTACGTTAAGGGGCTAGACCTTCTTGGCATGAAAATTGAAGAGCGCACACAGCCTTGGGCTGGTGCGGCTGGTGTATTTCATCCTGTCCTGACTGAAGCAGTCGTCCGCTTTCAGGCTCAGGCCATGGGTGAGATATTCCCTGCGTCTGGTCCCGTAAGAACAAAGGTTGTTGGTAAGCGCGACCCAGAAAAAATGGAGCAGGCCACTCGCGTTGAAAATGAAATGAATTATCTTCTGACTGAGGAGATGAGTGAGTATCGTGATGAAACA